GAAACAAATCCAAGGGGTTCGCGCTTACACAGAGCATGGCGATGCAAGCATTTACCGTTACTGCGTCAGCAACCGCCAAATCAAAGTCGAGCCTCTGCTCGACCTGATCAACGAGGCTATCGACGAAGCCATCAAGGAGACTGCCTGATGATTGACAAAACCCACAACATGGTCGTGATGGTCGCTGACCTGATCACCACTTCGCACAAGCAGGGGCACTTCCTGGACATCAAGGATGACCGGGAGCGGGAGTTGTATCTCCAGGCAATGGGCTGCCTCTATGAGGCGCAGAGCCTTCTGATGAAAGCCTACAACAATAGGGAACTCACCTGATGGCACCCCATAGCGGCAAGTTCATCGCCTATCTCAGGGTCTCGACCCAACGCCAGGGCCAGTCGGGCCTTGGCATAGAGGCGCAGCGCGAGATCATCAACAACCATCTCAATGGTGGTGAGTGGGATGTGATCGCTGAATACACCGAGACAGAGAGTGGCAAGCGCTCTGACCGCCATCGCCGCCAACTCAAAGCCGCTCTCCAACAATGTAAAGCAGAGAACGCCACGCTGATCATAGCCAGGGTTGACCGTCTGACCCGTAACCTGGCGTTCCTGACCGCGCTCCTGGAGTCCGGCGTCCAGGTCATCGCTTGTGACATCCCCCAGATGCACTCGCCAGCCGCCACCAAGTTCGTCCTGCAACTCATGGCCAATATTGCAGAGTATGAGGGCGAACTGATCTCAGAGCGTACCAAGAGCGCCCTCGCGGCCAAGAAGGCGAGGGGCCACAAGCTAGGCACACCAACACCAGAGAAGGGCGCAAAGGCCGGCGGTGCGGCCACAAAGGCCAGCATTGATGAATGGACCGAGGAGTTACGGCCCATCGTCCAGGAACTTCGCACATATGGATGCGATACCCTGGAGAAGATGGGCAAGGGATTAGAGGCCAGGGGGGCCAAGACCTTCCGCGGCAACACAACCTGGGCACTCAGCAGTGTCCGCAACCTGGTGAAGAGGATTGAGGGATGAAATCAGAACACATCAATCAAGACAATGACTGGGCGACAGCCCCGCCGATGAACACAATCGAAAAAAGACTGTTTCGCGAGTATGCACGGGCTGTTTGCAAAAACGAACTAGAGATACACACCCGCCGGCACACCGCGATGGACACGAAAATGCAAAGATATTTTAATTCCACGCCAACGAAGAACGCTCTGGCGCGTCTACTGTGTTTAGCCGCTTATGAAAACCAACATTACACAAAAAATCAAATCTCCGAGGCGCTATTCATCACGCGCCAGGCGGCACATATCCTGATCCAGGACTGCCTGGAAGAGGGTTGGTGTCAATCTGACGGCAAGGCCAGAAACATAGGATACATGGCGACTTCCGAGTTGATCGGCGGGATGGAAAGCTATGTCAGACACCACCTTGAATCCGTGGACCGATACCGTATCCGAGGTTGTTATGACGCACTGATGGGTGTGCGGTTTTTGTGTAAAGAGACATGACACAACTGTGTAAACCTGGATTTTATTGCTGTTATCATTTTTTGTTCTACTTTGGAAAGTGAGGTGAAGGAGATGACAAAGAAAAGAGAACCAAGCGTTGGGAAGATGACGCCGGCACAAAAGGCAAAGCAACATGCTCGTGAGGTTTACGACCTCTACAAGGGCAGCGCGACAGCCAGGGCGAGGCGTTTTCACAACCAGGAACACTACTCCAAAACGCTTGGCGGTACGTCAGCTTGCCGGATCACGATCCCGGCTCTCAAGGCAGAACATCTCGACAGTGCGGTCTATCACTTGGGCATGCTGGTCGAGGCGCTAAGACAGGTTCAAAAGTCTGAGACTACGGCGCACTCTAAAATGTATCTCCTGCGCTCTTACGCCTATCAGTGTCACCGGAACCTCAAGGTCGATGCAGACAGGGGCTACTCTGATCCGCGCCGTCCTTACGAGGATTTCCGGGGGGCTAGGTGATTACCACATTTAGTGGGTCAGACAGTTCTACCGTTTGGCCCGTGTACTATGGCAAACTAAGGAGTATAGCCATGCAAAGACAGGTGGATACAATGGGCAAACGTCCAGATATGTCGCATAATGTATATAGCGACAAGTCAGTTGCTAACCGCAACATCTTGAATCATATAATCAATTCAACTTACCAAACTAGGTCAACTCACTTAACTGAGAAGAGTTACACGATCAAGCAGATTTTCACCTTCCTGGGCGAACTGCTTGCGGCTCTTTTGCTGTTCGGCGGGTTTGTTTTTCTCATCGCCATCTCTGACGGAATTGACCAGCACCTCATGGAATGGATGGGGCGCTAAGATGGTCGGGAAAATTACAAGCGATGCCAAGCTGACTGGCCACACTGCTCCTGTCCTGACTGAAGAGAGCCCGTACATGAGCCGCAATGATTTGCTGGCCAAAATCCTCAACGCCCAGGGCAGGGGGAACTACCAGACAGATTCGTTCTCCGGCAACGAGGCCTCAGAGATGGGCAACGACCTGGAGGGCTTCATCATCAAGAAGGCTGTCGGGCGATTGGGCTTTGACAACTACAATGATGAGATCACCAAAGTTTATGGCTTTGAAGATTTGTTTGAGGTCAGTCTGGACGGGATCATCTTCAACAAGACGACGGTTATACATGCCAGTGACAGCATTAAGCTGATGAATGGCCAGGACAGTATGACCCTAGAAGGTGACGGGGTGATTGAGAGTAAGCTGACCTCCGCGCCTTACACAGATGTCCCGCCACCTTACCGTGGGCCCAGGCAGTTGGACATGCAGATGATGTGCTATGGCGCGAAGTGGGGCGTGATAGCCACGCTTTACCAGGGCACTCGCCTAGTCCTCTATGTCTATGAGGCAGACCAGGACCGCTTCGATGAACTGATTGACGCTGGCCGGGACTTCTACAGACGCCTGGACGGGCCTGACTGGTATCCTGCTGTCGATGGTGTTGATGCGGCCAAGGTCCATAGCCAGGCTGATGACAGTCTGCCACCGATGGACCTGGAACCTATCGCAGACTTGGCGCTGACCTACTATGACGCCAGGAGAGCAGCCAAGGCGGCAGAGGCCCTGGCCAAGTCCATTGAGCCCAAGCTAATGGACGCCCTGGGCAACCATGAGAGTGGCATCTTGAATGATGAGTTGGGCAACCCGCTCTTTGAGTTGAAGTGGCCCACCAGGTCATTCAAGGCACAGCCAGAAAAGATAATCCCGGCGAAGCCAGCACGGGTCGAGCGTCAAAAGTCACTGACAATCCCGGCCAAGTGGTTAGGAGACGCGGCATGAGTTTGACCCCGCGGCAAAAGGATGTCCTGGACTTCATCGTCTCTTACCAGAAGGAGCATGGCTATACGCCGACATATGGTGAGATAGCTGTCGGGATCGGGAACTCCGCCAAGTCATTGCATGGAGTGCATCGCCTGGTCCAGCGGCTGAAGGAGAGGGGCTATGTCACCTCGACCCACGGGTCAGAGAGGTCGATCCAGGTTCTTAGGACTTCGCCAGTTGATGCGCCTGTTCTCGCGTCTCATCATTCCGGCGGGTCCAACCAGCCCCAAACGTAGGGAAGGTCTTGAGCCTTTCGTAGAACGCCTGGCGTTTGAAATACATATCATCAACCAAGCTGGCCGCGTCATGTTCTTTGATTGCGGCCAGTGTCATTGGGCCTATACCGCCATCGACCTTGACCCCGATGATCTTCTGGATCATACGCGCACTGCGCCCAACCCCGCCGTTTACTGCAAGGTCGAACAGGCTCCAGTCGAGCCCCGAAGGTAGGTCATCCCCGCGGACCCTGTTCCAATACTCCTGGCGGTAGATCGTCTCGACATGAGCGTCCGGGATGTTACGCATCACATCCTCAGTGATCTCAGCGTCCACATCCATCGCCTCAGAGAGCCACTGCCCATAGACCCGCGCCGTGATGCCCTTGTTGGTCATGCCACCTGGATCGTCAGGATGATTCACAAACCCGCCCTCATGAGCCAGAAGCCAGTCCAGGCATTGGTCGAAGTTCTGTTTCATTTCTTGATCCCCTTGATCCCGCGCAAACCAAAGGACGCGGCTATTGAGGCGTACATGGCCCATTGGAACCACTGCGGTGTGGCCGACAAAACTTCAAAGCCACGGTCCACATAGGGCTGGAGAGGCGGGATGAAGCACATCGCAATGATGATGATGAACAGGATCGTCCAGGCCTCATCCTTCCAGCTATCCTTGCTGGCTTCAGCCATGATCTTTTCCCAACCGGCCTCATGTGTGGCCGCGACCTTCATCACCTCTGCTTCAGCTTCAGCCTTGGCCACCTTCACCCTGGACTGTGCAGCCTTTTCTTCTGCCTTGCCCTTGAGCCAGGAGCCGGCCAGGTTGCCGAGAACAGGTAGGATTGCTTGGATCATTCATAAATCTCCACAGTCTCAGTATCGACCTGGCGCGGCACACAGTAGGCGGTTGCCCTGTCTCTGGGGTCTAGGTAGTCGAGCGAACCGTATGACCCGTGTCTGCGGCTTACAGCGGCAGCAAAATAGTTGCACCGCTCTATCGACCAGAACATCATGTTGCCGCTCTCTAGTTTTCGCTCCGGGCCAGAGCCCAGGTAAACCAACAAGAGAAAAACATCGACCATCAGGCCCGTTTCTTCATGGCCTTTTTCTTAGCCGCCATGATGATGTCGCCGCGGGTGATCTTCTTCTTGTCGCCATACATCCCCGCCAGCTTCTTCTGCTTGGGGCTCTTCTTCCCATAGTGTCCTGGCATCACTTGTCTCCTTTTTCTGAGTTGAGCCAAACAGCGAAAGCCCCTGTCATGGCACCGCTGCATATTGAAATCATCGCGCTTTGCTGAGTGCTGATATCATCAAGAGACATCCCCCATTCCAGGACGCGGATGTACATTATGGTCATCACAATCATCATGAACCGCGGCAAGATTCTCCATCGCAAGACCTGTTCAGCACTCATTTCTGACTATCCCTTATGCCTTCAAGAACATCATAGATATTAGGAGGAGGGGGCTGGTCAGGGTTCCACTGACACAAATACTCGCGTGGCCGGAACTCGTAAGGCGCAAACATCAGAGTTTCTTGTGTATTGTGTGCGCCCCGATAGACACAAGCTGTTGTGACTTTGTCTATCTTCATGCATTTGACCATGCGGCAAACAGTCAGATCGTTATTGCTCTGGGCTAAAGCGCCCTTCATCCACAATCCCCAGATGACTATGCCAATCAAACCACCAATTATGATGATAGCCACACCGGCATTGCCAGCTTGTTCAAGCATCTTCTTGCGTCTTTTGATGGCTTGCGCTCTTGCTTTAGACCTACCGTCTTTAGCCATCTCACAAAACTTCTGATAGTCACGCCATAGTCCGGGGCGACCAGACAAGATCATCAGTTGCTTGAGTTCGTTTTCTTTTTCTCGGATTTGTTCCAGAGCCATAAACTCTTCAAGATCGTTACCGCCAACACCCCTTGCACGCTTCTTGTTTCCCTCACGCATGAGGTCTTCTTTGGCAGTCAGGAACTGTCCAATCGCCTTGCCGGCCTTGGCTATCTCACCGCCGTTTTGGACGGTTTGCTTGATGATTTGAAACGCCGCGTTGGCTGCCGCCAATTCTCCAAGCATTAGTACACCCTACTATTTTTTGTTTTTAGTCCCTTTGGGCCGACCACGTTTTTTAGGAGCAGGAGGCTTTTCCACAATTTTTGGCTCCTGGCCTTGAGCCCATTTCTTGAGGTGCGGGTTGAGGTCATAAACGTGAGGCATAAAAACTCTCCTAATTCTTTCTAATAACCATTTCATACGTATGGCCCTTGTATATTAGAGGCAAAAAAAACCAACCTGGTAAAGTGTCTATCCATTAACTATGATGCCAATCAACAGGATGATCGTCGTGCCAGCCGTGCCAATCATGATGTGTTCAATGCGCTTGATCCGCAGGATAGTTTCTTTCCATCTTTCAGAGCAGACAGCTTCATGAGTGTCGATCTGGGCCTGTACAGATGCAGCGGTAGGCTTAGACACTCTGGGCATCCATCGCAGTCTGGTATGCAGTCTTCACAGCATCGGTCCACACGGCATTGCAGATGCCCTGCACCTCTGCTGACTCGCCGCTGATGTCGGTGTCGGCCCACGAACCGTCAGTCTTGGTGCTGGGTTGCAAAACGTGCCGATGAAAGCTGCGGCTAATCTCTGTGCCGTCTCTCTTGATGACGGTTGCGGTTCTTACCTGAACACTGGTGCCGTTAATCACCTCGATTTTATCTTGTTCTGTTGTTTCAGTAAGTGTGGCCATTTTTATCTCCTATGGCTGGACTGTCCGACCCGCACCTCCGGTGGGGTTAAGCATCTGTGACGTATGAAAAACCAAACGAAAGTGAGTCGTTTGCGCTGAACGATGATGCGTCTTTAAATATTCGGATGATTGCCCCAGAAAAAGTAAAAGCCGGAAGCACAAAAAACCCAGTGCCATTGTCCGTCCAAAACACGCCTCCCCCAGACCTTTCGGAAGTTTCACTCAGTGAGGAACACGCAAAAGGAACCGTAAAGTCCACTACAGAACCAACCGGAGAAGAAACAGAAGATATTGCTACCTCACCTGAAATGTGAACTAAGCGTCCGATTTTAGTGTAAGCAAATGTATCCGCGTATGAATAAAAGCTAATCGTTCCGCTTGTGCTGGGTGTAGCGGTTGTTACATGCAGACCTTCTTCGTAGTCTGAAAGCTTATTAGCCGACCCAGTGCCGCCTAAGTATGCACCGCCGGAGAGGTACAGGTCTTTGAAGCGATTGCCAGAGGCACCTATGTCTATGGTGCCGTTCGTGGAAGCATCACTCGTAGTATTGTGAGGTATTATTCGTGCAAATGGAGAGTTAAAACGCAAACCTGTTTCCGCAGTACCCACGGTCAACTCTGAAGACGTAGTCCCAATGACTCCTACCGCAGCACC